TGCCTTTTCTTTTAGAATGTCCTGAATATTAGGTCTTGTTGATACTTCAACCTCTGCTTTAATTTCTTCAGGCTTGTGAACAATCTTTAATAGGCGGGCAATCTCATTTTCAAGTGTTAATTCTTCATGTTCATTCAATTCTAGACCGCGTAATTGCATACGTGCTAACCAACACAATGTCAGTAAGAATTCATTTTCATGGATCTTACGCATAGTTTTTGCGTCAGCTGGTCTGTTGTTCAAATCAAGATATTGGGAAAGCAATTCTCTAGCATCTTTTTTCCCATAAAAACGATGATACCAAGTAAAACTACGCATCAATGCGACCCTGCGCTTATCCTCATCAGGCTGTAGTACAAACAATGGTTCATCCCCATAATGCTGTACATCTGCATCCCTCGGGTTTAATGCTTTAACTTGACTATGGTCCTCTGAATTACGCTTACGTGTTGCCATTAGGCACTCCTTTGTATTGATTTGATAATTATAACACAACCCATATTTATTGTCAACCTTAGGATTCAAGCGTAGGGCATTGCGATAAATACTATTATGCCAAAGTTATCCTTATACCGCCCAAATAAACAGAATGATTATCGTTTCTTTGATAGAACAATATCCGAAGAATTACGTGTTGGCGGCACGGATTTATACATTCACAAGTATTTAGGTCCTACCGATCAAGGTCCTAGTATTGATTATACTCAACCCCAATATGAAACAATGAGTCCTGTAAATATTCAGGATTTATTATTCCTAGAGAATAGAGATAGAACATATGACCCAAACATTTATCGTTTACGTGGTCACTATAATGTACAGAATTTAGACTTTGATTTAAGTCAATTTGGTTTATTCTTAAACAATGATATACTATTCATTAGCGTTCACTATAATGATATGATTGATATCGTTGGTCGTAAGTTAATGGTAGGTGATGTACTAGAATTGCCTCACTTACTAGATTATAATCCATTAAAAGAAACTATACCAGTTGCATTAAAACGATTTATGCAAATCACCGATGCTAATTATGCAAGTGAAGGATTTAGTCAAACATGGTTCCCGCATTTATGGCGTATTAAATGTGAGCCATTAGTTGATAGTGAAGAATTTAGTCAGATATTACAAGAGCCTATTAACCAAGATAATTATCTTGGAGTATGGGATATAACTAAACCGTATCCAGAAGGATATATTATCAGTTATGGTGATAAGAATTATATTTCTATTGCTGATGTTCCGGCAGGCACTAATCCACCTAATACAACGTATTGGAGATTAACTGAAGAACAAAATCTTAAAGATATTCTCGGTACTTATAATAGGAACATTGCAATTAATAATGCCAACCTTGAAGAAGCAAAACGATTACTACCTAAATCAGGTTACGATAATAGCAATTTATACATTGTACCGACATACGGTGAATACAGTTCTGATGGTGTTCTATCTGGTAAAAACAATCAGCCGGCGCCACCTGTTAATGTAATAACAAGTGCGGCAAACACCGGTGCACCTACTCCGGTAGTAGAAATTTTTACTAGTACTGAATATGTGAACGATAGCCCTTATCTACGTATACCGGCTGCAACAATTGCATTTATTAAAGACAATATTTTAGATGTAGCGTTCCCTGGAATTCCATCTGCACCTGTTCCAACTAATGTGGTTGCTTCTAGCACCACTGAATCAATATCTAATCAAACTATTTTATTGTCTGCAATGAGTTTTGCGGCTCCAATGACAGACGGTGGCTCTGGTTCATTACAAGCAGAAATGGTATTGACTATTGATAGTATGATGACTATTACAGGACCATATGGTACTGCTGATAATACATACTCAACTGCTGACCAAAATCCCGAAGCGCCAGGATTTACTGATGAAATAACACCGGTAATGGACTTTAGAGCAGACTGTGATCCTAGATTCCAATTCATTGCACGTAGCAGTCCGCGTACTTTTGGTTATACAACAAGTTACTTGTCAGGTGATGGACAGGCGCCGAATGGATTCCCGACAGGGGCAGGCATTAGCTTCCCACAGAATCCACAAGTTGGAGATTACTTCTTACGTATTGATTATTTGCCGCAACTATTGTATCGTTGGGATGGTCAATTATGGGTTAGAATTAGTGAGAATGTACGTACGGATACTGGATTGATTGATAACGATAAGACACAAACAGCAAGCTTCATAAATAACAGCAACGTTACAGTAACAACGTCGGGAACAGTAATTCCGCAGAAACAAGCATTGTCTACTATGTTGACAATTGCACCAGATCCTTTACCACCAGTAGCATAATATGGCACAATTTTTTTACGATAATCAGATACGCAGATTTTTAATACAGTTTGCAAAAATCTTTAGTTACTGGGAAGTGACTAAAGGTAAAGACCCTGCAGGAAATGAAATTCTTGTGCGTGTGCCTATCATGTATGGAGACAGTAGTAGACAAGCAAGTACTATCATTGCTAATAACAGTGGAAGTAATTTACCAAGTGCACCATTGATTACATATTACATCAGTGGATTAGAGTACGATCAAAAGCGTACACAAGATCCTACGTATGTTGATAGAATCAATGTACGTCAAAGAACGTTCAATACTGAAACAGGACAATATGAAAGTGTTCAAGGACAGGCATTTACAGTTGAAAGACTAATGCCTGTACCATACACATTACGTATTACAGTAGACTTTTGGACTACAAACTATCAACAAAAATTAGAATTGATTGAACAGTTGGGTACATTGTTTAATCCATCAATGGAGATTCAAAGTACAGACAACTTCATTGATTGGACTTCGTTGAGTGTTGTATATCAAGATGGATTAACATTTAGTAGCAGAACAATACCTCAAGGTACTGCAAACCCCATCGATGTAATGAGTTGGAAGTTTTACATGCCTATCTGGTTAAGTAACGCGGCAAAACTTAAGAAGATGGGTGTTATCGAAAAAGTTATTGCAAGTATCTTTAAGGGTACTGCATTACAAGATATTCAAAATGATGACTTACTATTAGGAACTCGTCAAAAGATTACACCATATGGATATAAAGTATTACTAATGGGTAACAGACTTCAGTTGTTGCCAGCTGACAATAATAGTTTTGTCAGTAATGTTGACTTGAATTATCCTGAACCCCCTGACACTAGTTTGTACTGGACTAGTTTGTTAAACGTATATGGTACAATAAGACCGGGCATATCTCAAATATGGTTACAGAATCCCTACATGAATACTGACATTGTGGGTACAATTGTTCCTGACCCAACTGATGATAGATTATTAATTTATGATATTGACGCTGACACATTGCCACAAAACACATTAAGTCCTGTCAACAGCGTAGTCAATCCATTGGTAGCAGGACCTAATGCAGGATTACCCGGACCTATCAACGGGGTTAGATATCTATTAGTAGAATCAGTTGGTAGTGAAGGTAGCCCAACTGTTGCGTGGGGAGAACTAATTGCAAATGCAAACGACATTGTAGAATATGATGCCGACTCTGCTTCATGGTATGTAAGTTTTGACAGCCAAGTATCTACTACAGTTGAATATGTAACCAATTTAACTACAAGTATTCAATATCGTTATACACCTGATGGTGTTTGGATGAAGTCGTATGAGGGTTGGTATGCTCAAGGGGATTATTCTATCGTCATCTAATACTGTGATAAATCATAGTATGAGCAACACTAGTGCAGGCGTTTTCTTTTACTCTAAAAGAACACAACGCTATCTTTATCTATTAAGAACGGACAATAAAAACCCAGGCAACTGGGGAATCCCAGGTGGCAAAGTAGAAAATGATGAGACACTTATGGAAGGTGTTGAACGTGAGTGCATGGAAGAAATTGGTTACTTCCCAAAGAAAGCTAAACTAGTTCCTATACAGAAATTTGTAAATCATACATTCACATATCATACATTTTTTTGTGAAGTTGACAAAGAGTTTACTCCTGTGTTGAATGAAGAACATTGCGGGTATGCATGGGTAGGAGATAATCAATATCCTAAACCATTACATCCAGGATTGTTTAATACAGTGAACTTTGACGTTGTACAAGAGAAGTTAAATATACTCACAAAAAAAGAGACCTAAGTCTCTTTTTTTATTTTAGCAATTTTGCTATTGTATCAAATCCTAGCGACCCTATTACAACACC